TGAAAGGCCCGTTTGCTGTAGATAAAGAATACCCCAATTGGGATGAAGAAGGTGAATACTCACCTACATTTAAAACAATTCCACAAACTACTTCCGTATCTATCTGGAACTTCTATCCAGACCCTGACGCAGCTACTATGGAAGAGGCAGAGTTTGTAGTAGAACGTCACAAGATGTCTCGTTCTCAAGTACGTGCCCTAAAGAATCGTCCATACTTTCGTCCAAATGCTATCGACAATGTTTTACGTCTTGGTGAAAACTACCGCAAAGAGTGGTGGGAGCATATCATGGAAGACAACTCAGAAGAAGATAGAGCTGATCGCTTTGAAGTTCTAGAGTTCTGGGGTTTTGTAGATAGAGAAATTATTGAAGATCAAGGGGTAGATATCCCTTCAGAATTAAAAGATGCAGATCAACTAAGTGTAAACATCTGGATTGCTAACGGTCAAGTACTACGTCTAGTAATGAATCCGTTTACTCCAGCTTACATTCCTTACTTTGCTGCACCTTACGAAATGAATCCATACAGCATCTTCGGTGTAGGTATTGCTGAAAACATGGATGACACACAAACACTTATGAATGGCTTTATGCGTATGGCAGTAGACAATGCTGCACTATCTGGTAATTTGCTTATTGAGGTAGACGAGACTAACCTCGTCCCAGGGCAAGACCTCTCCGTGTATCCAGGCAAAGTGTTTAGGAGACAGGGAGGGGCACCTGGTCAAGCTATCTTCGGCACCAAGTTCCCTAACGTATCTAACGAGAACATGCAGATGTTCGATAAAGCGAGAGTATTAGCAGATGAATCAACTGGCTTCCCTTCCTTCGCACATGGTCAGACAGGCGTATCGGGAGTGGGCCGTACTGCCTCTGGTATTTCTATGCTTATGTCTGCTGCCAACGGCAGTATACGGAATGTAGTAAAGAACATTGACGACTACTTACTTGCACCACTAGGCAAAGCATTCTTTAACTTTAACATGCAGTTTGATTACGATAAGGAAATCAAAGGCGATTTGGAAGTTAAAGCTCGTGGCACAGAAAGCTTGATGGCTAACGAAGTACGTAGCCAACGTTTGATGCAATTCATGCAGGTTGTCTCTAATCCAGCACTTGCACCGTTTGCTAGAATGGATTATATTGTTCGTGAGATTGCTAAGTCTATGGATCTTGATCCTGATAAGGTTGGCAACAACATGGCAGAAGCTGCAGCTCAAGCAGAAATCCTCAAGCAATTCCAAGCAGAGAACCCACCACCAGCTCCACCAGCAGGTGCTCCACAGCCAGGAGGCCCACAGCAAGCTCCTGCAGGGGCACAGGTACAGGATACGCAAGGTAGCGGGGGTGGTACCATAGGAACAGGTACAGCGCCTCAGCCAGGAGAACAGGGCTTCTCAGGCAACACTGGTGATCAACAGATGCAATGAAACTCGTCGTGAACAATACTTTGAAACCTTTTGTAAACAATCCAGAATTGTACAACTCTTTTTTGGAAGAGATTGGAATCCGAATAGATAAGGTACACAAACGCCTTGAGCAGATTACAGATGTAGAAGAACTGTATCGTGCTCAGGGTGAAATACGTGTGCTTAGATCCTTATTACTTCTTAGGGAACATGTGAATGGCTAGAAGAGATACATCCCCCAGACCAGTACTTAGACCAGAGGGATTTGGAGCAGCAGAACAAACTGAAAGAATGCTTCAGCCTGAAGGAGACCCTGTAGCTCCTACAGAGGTTCTTAAGACTGGTATTACCAAAGAGGTAATGGATAAAGCTCAAGAGTATGTAAGTAACCCTCCACCCCCTAAACAACAAAGCCCTGTACAAAAAGCTATAGATAAGTCTCTGATAGGTGGTGCAGAAGAAGACTACGAAGTAAAAGTTAGTAAGGTTACCCCAGAAGGTCGTGGTGCTATTGAGGGTATGATCTCAAGAGTTTTGGGTAAAGAGTTTGATGGTGACCTAGACGCATTCTACTACTGTACAACTTTTGTTTCTGACATGCTAGACAGCATTGGTGCTGATCCTTTAGATGACAAAGGTGATAAATACAATAGAACAAGAGCTAATGCTTACATGAAGTATGGCACTCCTGTGGATATAGAAGATATTCAAGAGGGTGACATTGTTATCTTTGACTTTCCCAAACTACCTGATGGAACTCTAACACTAGATCCAACACGGGGTAAACGTAATGGACTTGGTGATCATGCTACATTCTATGCAGGTGATCGTCTTGATGTCAACAAACCTGGCAGTAATTACATCGGAGTTTTAGGTGGTGAGCAAGGTGGTGGTGCTGCCATAAGCATGAAAGCTTTTGATAAGTCTCACATCCTTGGTGTAAGAAGAATACAATATAACGACATTGACTATGAGTTTACTAAAGAGCTAGCAAAAGTTAATCCAGACTTTAATAAGTTTCTAAACAACGAAGCTAAAGCTTTTGACTTTAATGCTTTCATGGAGCAATCCTCTAATCCAATACAGGGAACTAACAGACTAACATCTGGTTTTGATAAAGGTGGCCTAACAGAACAAACAGACTCAATGCTACCTGCAGTAGATGACGACACTCGTTCTACAGAAGAGTATCTTGAAGATACTAAGCCTATGGACATTAGTAGTGTCCCTGCTTTCCAAAGGCCTATGGATGCTAGTGAGAATGATAAACCTACAGGAAACATAGACGAAACTGGTGCTATTGAATATAGGACAGCTTTAGGTAATACCTACCTTGTAAGGCGTAACCCAGATCAAAGAACAACTAGAACTAAAATAGAAGAAGATGTATTACCTGCAGTAAGGGAGTATCTTGCAGACCCTACAGCACCTACAGCAGATCAAGCTATAGCTGCTGCAAAAGCTATTGCAGGGGATGCTTGGGAAACTATTAGCATTCCTGGAGACTTACTTTCAGGAGAAAAGGGTGCATCGGACGTAACTCTTGGGGAAGTGTTTGAACTTACTGGAGGTACTGCTGCAGCATCTACTATGTTTGATGTTCCTGGTGGTAGAGATACCTTACGTATTTTTGGCGGGGCCAGAGCAAAATATCCACCTAACATGACAGGCTACGGTAGTATTGATAGTACTTTTAATGCAGAAGCTGATTTTAAAACTTTAGAAAATCTTTCTGTAGATTTTGAAAACGACCCTACTGGTAGTCTGGTTCGTATTATGGACGAGCTAGAACGTAATCCAAGTAAATATCCTGCTACACTGAAAGAAGTTGTTGCAGGTAACTGGTTTAGGGGTAGAGATGATTTAATGAGATTTGAGATTGATGACAGTCAATCTGAAATTTTAGGTAATGGTGTTGGTGACATAGTCCGAATGGACGAAGATGATATGGATGCATATCTACGTGGGTTTAGTTTTGATGTAGATAATAAATTTCCTGATAACTCTATACAAGGAATGCCAGAAGAACAAGCTTTCTCAACTCTTGGAAATATACTTAAACACGATCAGCTTTATAATCAGTACCCACAATTAAGGGATGCTCCTGTAATTGAAGACACTGCATACTTTAAAAGAAACCCTAGTGTATTAGGTTATTTTGATGATAGCTCTGGTACTATAGCAATTAACACTAATAAAATAAAAACTAATGAGGAGTTACGAGATACTCTATTACACGAAGTTCAACACCTAGTTCAACATTTAGAAGGCTTTGAAAGTGGCACTAACGTCCGTAATGCAGATGTTTTAGAAATTAAAAAAGCTATTGAAGGTTCTCCAGAATATCAAAAAGCTTTTGTAGACTATAATGCAAAAGTTTCTAAATACCTAGAAAATAGAGACTCTGCAACTGTAGCTGTTTACAATAAAAACAGGGAAGTTGCTTCAAAAGTTTTAGATATAATTTTAGATGATTTTTCAAACAAAACCCAAATACCAGTAGAAGAAATTTATGAAAGACTTAACAAAGGTGAAACTTTTGACAGCATTAAAATGAGTGTGTCTCCCGACATTAGGGCTAGAGGTTTTGTTTATCCACCAGAGTTTGAACAAATTTTGCATATTGCAGAGGGTAATGTTGGTGGTATGGCTCCCAGCTCTAGTATAGATTTAAATAGAAGTTTAGATGATGTAAACCCTAGAGAATCTGCAGCACCTTATTTTGAAATGCTTTCTGGCAAAGATAAAATAGACCTTGTTGCAGATAATAATAGGTGGCAACAAAATAGGCTATCTTCTACAATTAGTTCCTTAATCAAAGATAATCCAGAGTTAGCTAAAGATTTTGAAAACTCTTTAGGTTTTTCTGCACAAGATTTTATAGATGCCAGTAGGTCTCAAGACAGTGTAGGTAAGTTATATGGTATTCCAAATGTAGTACCCCCTACAAAACCTAAAATAGTTCGTAACTATGTCATCTACAGTACTAAGCGTGGAGAAGTAGAAGCTAGAAATGTATCTGCAAGAAAAGATATGACAGCTTCTGAAAGAACTCCAGAAAATGTTTTTGACACGGAAGACACACCAGCAAATAGACAGTGGGGTGAACCTGAAGTGCAGAAAGCTAGAGCAGGTCAAAATCCTGTAACAGGTTTTGCAAACGGTCCTTCTGCGTCTGAGCCATCCCCTGTTAAAGGGTTTAAAACAGGCAGAGGATCAACTTATAAAGTTGAAGAAGGCTCTAGAACTACAAGAGAAAGAGCACCAGATGAAGTGGGGGGTGAAGTAGTTACACAGCCTACCAGTGGTAAAACAATCTACATGTCTTATGATGACATGGAAAAGTTTGGACTATTATTTCAAAAAGGTGAGCGTGGTCTTTATCAATTTGTTCCTATTGAAGGGCAGAAGGGTAAAGCTCATCTTACTTTTGCAAAAGACTACGGCCCTAATAAAGCAGGAGATCCAGTACCTAATACTGAGGTATCATTCACTACAGAACCTAGAGTAGGTGATCACCCTGTCGAGATTTACGAATCTACAAACAACAATAGAGTATCAATTCACTTTGGTAGTGAAATAACTGAAGTTTTTGATGATAAAAAATCAAGACAATTTGCCGAAGGAGGCGCAGTAGGAAACATGAACCAACAAATGAGTTTTGCATTCGAGGACGGTGGTCTTCGTGACGATGGAATGATGAGAGACCCTGTGTCAGGTAACGAAGTGCCTCCAGGATCTACAGCTAAAGAAGTACGTGATGATATTCCTGCACAATTATCTGAAGGGGAATACGTAGTTCCTGCTGATGTCGTCAGATACTACGGTGTAAAATTCTTTGAGGATCTACGAGATAATGCAAAAATGGGCTTGCAAGATATGGAAGCTCGTGGTAGAATTGGTGGTGAACCTGTTCCTGCTGGTGGTCCTATGAATGATGATGACCTTAGTCCAGAAGAGCTGGCTGCTATTCAAGAGATGATGGGTATGGCTGAAGGTGGTGTTGTTAATATGTATAAACAACAGCAAGACCTATACAGCCCACCTAATCCAGCTATTGGCAATCCTACAACAACAGGTATGGCATCTGGTGGTGAAGTAAGAGGTTATAACAGTTCTAGTGTTGTTACAAACCCTATGACCGATCAAAGTGTTCTTGAAGCAGGACAACAAGCACAACAAAGAGGGTTCGTAGGTTTTCCACTAGGTGCGACAATCTTTCCATCTGCAACAACAGGGCAAACAGTAGTAGGCCCATCAGGTACTCAAGTAGCTACAACAGGTAATATTGGCCAAGCTACTACAGGAACCACTGGCACTACAACTACGACAGATACTTCTGCATTAACTACTGTAACTCTTTATGGACCTAATGGTGAAATTATTACACTGACACTTCCAACAGATACAGATAGATATAAAAAACTACTATCTGAGGGTTGGACTACAGAAATGCCTGTAGCTGGTTCGGACAGAGACAGTGCTACTGGAACTAAAACAGGTCCAGATACTGATCCTAGTTCTTGGATGGATAATTTTGACTATAACGACTTTGATAAACTAAAAGATCAAACATCTGAAAACCTAACAAGGATACCTTTTGGTGGTGTAATAGGTACTCTTTCTAATGCAACTAAAGCAGCTCAATCTGCAGCAAACATTATTGTAATGAAAGCTAACGGTTTTGACACTGCAGATCTTGAAAAAGAATTAAACAAGTTTAAAAAAGAAAACGGGTTAAACCTGCTTCCTAACGAGTTTATAAATGGTGATAGACTTGCACTAGATATTATTAGAAATAATCCTGGGGCAGATCTTGGAATTGATAAGAAAGCTACTGACCTTGAAGGTAACTTTATCTTTAAGAGTAAAGGTGCATGGGATGACTTCATGCAAGAGATTGCACCACCTAACATGACTTATAACCCAGCTACTGAAAGTTATGTTTCAGATGGTAGTTCTGGTGGAAATGGTGCTACCTTAATTGAAACCTTACCGTCTGGAGTTAAGGTATATCAACCAGGTCCAGATACTTTAAGACCTTTTGGACGTACTGCCAGCACTGTAGACAGTGGTCCTAGCACACAAAGTGAAAAAACTGCGGCAGCAAAATCTGCAGCTAATGATTGGGTAGCAGCAACTCAAGCAGTACAGTCTACAAGTACTGATGATCCTAAAGCATGGTCTGATGCAATTAAAGCACAATCAGAAGCAAGTAAAGCCGCAACTAAAGCTATTAAAGAGGCTTCAGGTTGGGGTACAGACAACTACAACCCTAACTGGAGAGATGCAGCAGAAGGTGGTTTGATGACAACAGAAAAACCAAAAAAGAAAACGAGGAAGTACAATAAAGGCGGACTCGCAGGTAAGAAATAAGGCTACCCAGCTACGGCTGGCCCCAACATAAGGAGAATATAATGCCTGAACTAGCAGAAGTAGAAACACCAAAGACAGCAGGATTTGTTGATCGAGGTTATAACTACGAAAAGAAACGTTTAAAACTGGAAGAAGAAGAAAAGGAGATTGCAAGACTTGAAGCTGCTCAACGAGGAGAATCTACCGAAGAAGATGAATCCCAAGAAGAAGAAGCCAAAGCGCAAGAGGCCGATTCAGAAGTTGAAGAAAGAACGTTATCTCCAGAAGAAAGAAGCTTCAAAAAACGTTACGGTGATCTAAGACGCCACATGCAAGAAAAAGAAAAGGAGTGGAACGAAAAGTTCGAAGCCTTTGAAAAACGCATGGTAAAAGAATCTATTGTTCCTCCAAAGTCTGATGAAGATATTGAAGAGTGGGCAAAGCAATATCCTGATGTAGCAGGTATCGTAGAAACTATCGCTGCTAAAAAAGCTCAAGAAATGTTTAGTAAAGCAGATGCTAGATTACAAGAGCTAGACAAGGCACAATCAGAAGCAGAACGAGTTAAAGCAGAAAATGCTATTCGTAAAGCACACGAAGATTTTGATGACTTACGTGCTTCTGATGATTTCCACAACTGGGCTGAAGAACAGCCTAAGTGGGTACAAGACGCACTATACGAAAATGCAGATGACCCTGCGTCAGTAGTACGTGTTATTGATTTGTACAAAGTAGATAAAGGCCTTACTAAAACTGCAAAAAAAGCTAAGGCTAAAGATGCAGCTTCAACAGTTACAAGACGTAGTAAAACGTCTGTAGATGTAGATGATGCAAGTGACACTATTCGTGAATCAGATGTAGCTAAAATGTCAGACAAAGAGTTTGAAGCTAGATCCGAGGAAATCAACAAAGCTATCCGTGCGGGTAAATTTGTTTACGATGTATCTGGCAATGCTAGATAAAGCTGTTGACAAATAAAAAAGCAACAGTATAACTATAGGCATAGAGACAAAAGCCTCTTTACGACTACCTTTTGTCTCAACCTAATTTCATAAAAAGTCTAAAACTAAAAAGAACTACCTGTTCAAGTATAGGCCCAGTGTACACCTGCTAGCGCAAGTAGGTGTTTTCTGCACCCTAGAAAATGTTCAGCCTCTTTAAGGTGTTTAGCTTAATAAGCCAAATATCAGGAGGATTTTATCATGGCTTTTACAACTGCAGGTGGCTACGGAAATTTACCAAACGGTAATTTCTCCAGCGTCATCTATTCCAAAAAGGTTCAGCTTGCCTTCAGAAAAAGCACAGTAGTTGGTGATATCACTAACTCTGATTATTTCGGTGAGATCAGTGCTCAAGGTGATACAGTGCGTATCATTAAAGAACCTGAAATTTCGGTCTCGTCTTATGCTCGTGGCACACAGATCACAGCACAAGACTTGGACGATGAAGACTTCTCTCTAGTTGTTGACAAGAGCAACTACTTCGCCTTCAAGGTCGATGATATCGAAGAAGCTCACTCACACGTAAACTTCATGGATCTTGCGACCAACCGTGCGGCATACCGCTTGGCTGACCAGCATGACCAAGAAGTTCTTGGTTACCTATCAGGTTATAAGCAGTCATCTTTGCATACGCAAGCTGATACTGTGAATGATACTGTAAACGGTACCAAAGCAGTAGATACTGCAGGTTCAGACGAATTGCTATCTTCAATGAAGTTGAAGAAGGGTGACTTTGGTAACATCACTACTTCAGGTGCTGCTGACCATTCGATTCCTGTTGCAGCACGTCTACCAGGTGCAACAGCACTACCAACTGCTACGATTTCACCAGCAATGATGGTGGCTCGTATGGGTCGTCTACTTGACCAACAACAAGTTGACACTCAAGGTCGTTGGATCGTTGTTGACCCAGTATTCATGGAAGTACTTCGTGATGAAGACTCACGTCTATTCAACGCAGACTTCGGTGAATCAGGTGGCCTACGTAATGGTCTAGTCTTGAACAACTTCCACGGTTTCCGTGTATATAGCTCAAGCAACCTACCATCAGTAGGTACTGGTCCTGCAACAACAGGTACAGCTAACCAAAACGCTAACTATGGTGTTATTGTTGCTGGACATGACTCAGCTGTTGCAACTGCCGAGCAGATCAACAAAACTGAAACATACCGTGACCCTGACTCATTTGCAGACATCGTTCGTGGTATGCACCTATATGGCCGTAAGATTCTTCGTCCAGAAGCAATCACTACAGCTAAATATAACTTGGCGTAAGGGGGGATTGAATTATGACACCTAACGG